ATGTTCTCGAACGAAATGTCATTCCTAGCGGATCCGCAACACTTACAGGCGCTTCAACTTATGTTGGAGTTGCAGCGGTCGAGTCCGCGATCATCGTAGTTTCAGTTGAAGTATTCCAGTCTCGTACTGCTCCAGGCGGACAGATTGAAGGAGTGGATTTTGCTCCGTCTCCTTACCGTATGGGTCGCAGCTTGTTTAATCGTGTCGTAGGTCTGCTCGGACCTTACATCGATGTTGAAACAATGGCTCAGTAATGCCGAGCACTATTCTTTCAGCCGTTCGTACTCCTCTTGCTACAGCTCTTGCTAGCGTCTCTGCGAATGTATTTAGTTATGTGCCTGAGCAGATCCCGGCTCCTGCTGTTGTCTGCGTTCCGGATTCTCCATACATGGAGTTTGAGACAATCGGCAAGAGCACCTTTCGAGCAAAGTTAAATTACACAATTACCTGCTGCGTTGCCTATAACAGCAACCCGGCATCACTTGATAACATAGAACAATTAATCACAAGCGTTGTGGCGGTTATACCAGCTGGATACGATGTCCAGGTAGTTGACCGACCAACAGTTACACAAGTAGGCGCTAGTAACTTGCTAGTCGCGGACATACGCGTATCCACCTGGTATACGCAGACGGCATAAGGAGAAAACCCAATGGCAACAACAGTTATCACGGGTCGCGACCTAACTCTAACCATCGCTACTACAGCGTACGATGCTCAGACAACTAGCGTCACACTCGTAAATAGCCCAACTATCGATGTCTATCAGACACTTGATGGCAAGGCATACAAGCACACAGACGATCAATGGACTCTTAATGTTGAGTTACTTGCTGACTGGGGTGCAACATCATCACTATTCGAAGCAATGTGGAGCGCAGCTGATGCGAATCCAAACACAACTCTTGCGGTATCACTAACAGCAGTTACAGGCGCAGTATTTGCTTGCAACGTGTTGCCAGTATTCCCAACAATCGGTGGCGCTGCTCCAGGAGCACAGACTGATACTTGGGCGCTAACAGTAGTTGGAACACCAGCAGACACATTCAGTTAAAATCTAACAAACGGGAGCAATAGATGAAACTACCAATAACAATTACATACAACTCAGGCGACGAAGCAACTTATACGGCTCAGCCTCCTGAGTGGGCAAAGTGGGAGAAGGCAACAGGCAACACGATTTCTCAGGCGAACGACAAGATCGGAATCTGGGATCTAATGTTTTTGGCTTATAACGCTTACAAGCGTGAGAGTGCTGGAAAGCCTGTTAAGTCCTACGAGATCTGGTCTGAGACCGTTGCGGATGTAACAGTCGGAGACGATAGCCCAAAAGCCACCAACCAGGAAGCATAAGGCGGATCCTCGTCAATCTAGCAATAGAGACGGGGATACCGATGCAATACTGGGAGGACGCAGACGACATTTTAACGGCGATAGAAATACTGAAGGAGCGATCGGATGGCAGATGAAGTCAAGATCGCTTATGACAAAACAGATCTACGCGGTATTACCAGGGCTTTCAAAGGTATGTCAGATGAAGCCGTTGAAGCTGCTAAAAAGGAATCTTCTAATCTTGCTGAATATGCTTCTCAACAGATTAAGATCGCAGCAGCGACTCGTACGGTTTCAGGGACTGCTGCTCGCCGTATTGCTGATGGAGTTAAGGTAAGCAAGACTTCAAAGATCGGTGAGTTCAGTTACGGCTTTGCTCGCCAGAAGTTCAGCGGTGGCGGTTCAACTCTTGACCTACTTTATGGTATGGAGTTTGGATCTAATAGATTTAAGCAGTTCCCAAAGCGTACGCCTAACAAGGGCAGAGGCAACTCGGGTTATTTCATTTACCCAACTTTGCGTCAGATTCAGCCTCAGTTAGTACAGAAGTGGGAAGAAGCATTTAGTCAGATTTTGAAGGAGTGGGATTAATGGCAGGCAATAGAACCCTTAAACTCTCGATCCTTGCTGATGTTGATGATCTCAATAAGAAGTTAAAAGCTGCTAATGGCGATGTTGAAGCATCTGCTACTGGCTTAGAAAAGTTTGGCAAAATGGCGAGCGCAGCGTTTGCCGCTGCTGCCGTTGCAGCTGCTGCCTATGCAGTTAAGATCGGCGTTGATGGCGTTAAGGCTGCAATCGCTGACGAACAATCACAATTAAAACTTGCTCAATCTTTAGAGAAGGCAACAGGAGCGACTAAGGCTCAAATTGCTGCTACTGAGGATTCAATCGATAAGATGGCTCGCGCTACTGGCGTAGCCGATGACCAACTCCGTCCCGCGCTGGCTCGATTGGCTTTATCGACAAACTCAACTAGCAAGGCTCAGGAATTATTGGCTCTTGCTCTTGACATCTCAACCCAGACAGGTAAGCCACTCGAAGGCGTAGCCAATGCTTTGGGTAAGGCTTACGATGGAAACACAGCAGCTCTTGGCAAGTTAGGCGTTGGTTTATCTAGTGCCGAATTAAAAGCAATGTCATTTACTCAAGTTCAATCAAAACTTTCGGATTTATTCGGAGGAGCAGCATCGGCTAATGCTCAGACTTTTCAGGGTCGTATGGATCGCCTTAAAGTCGCGTTTGATGAAGGCGTTGAGGCAATCGGCTATAAGTTATTACCTATTATTGAAAAGTTACTAGGGTTCCTTTTAGATAAGGTTATCCCAGGCTTTAATAATTTCATTAAACTATTTGATCCATTAAAGAAAGTCGTCGAGGATAACAAAGAAACCTTTGCTGCTTTTGGTGCTTTTATTGTTGATTACATTGTTCCAGTTATTACTCAAAAGTTAGGCGCTGCAATTTCATTTGTTGCAACGGTTGCCAATGCAGTTCTGCCAATTATCGGCGGAGTCATTAAAATGATCTCCAGCATGGTTTCAGTTGCCATCGATGGAATTAATGCTCTTATCAGGGCTTACAATGCCATCCCATTATTGCCAAACATCCCGACTATTTCAAAGCCTTCTATTGCTACGCCAACAGTTTCAGCGCCAAAGGTGAGCACTCCAACATTCACGAGCCCAACAATTTCGACGCCTAGCGTTAGCGGTTCAACAGGTGGCACAACATCCGGCGGATCTAATTCAGTAGCCAAGGTTGCATCTACTGCCGTAACTGCCTCAACTACTATCGGCTCATTTAATGCTGGATCTTTCAGAGCTGCTGAATCTGCATCAATGGCACCGGTCTATAACATCAACGTAACTGGAGCCTTGGACAAAGAAGGCGTAGCCCGTCAGATCGTAGAGATTATTAATGAGTCTTCTTACCGCGGTGGCGGTGGACCTGGATCGGCTCTAATCGCATGAGTCAATGGACTCCTGAATGGCAGGTCACGATTAACGGTGGAGGCGATTACACAAACCTCACCCTATCCAACCTCACGATTACTTCTGGTCGCCAAGACATCTACTCCCAGCCTTATGCAGGTTATTGCAATGTTGAGATTCTTAACCTTGATCTATCTCCTATTGAGATCGACGTCAATGACCAGATCAACATCAGGGTTAAGGATTCATCCGGCACCTTTGTAAATCTCTTTGGTGGCTATGTAACAGACATCGACGTAGAAGTCACTCAAGCCTCATCTACGGCTATTTCAGAGCGAATCAAGGTAGTTGCCTTGGGTGCTTTGTCTAAACTGCCTAAAACCCTCACAGAAGGCGTTTTAAGCAAAGCCTTTGACGGTGACCAGATCTACACAATTTTGAGTGAAGCCCTGTTCGATACTTGGAATGAAGTACCAGCTGCTGAAACTTGGGCTGGATACGATCCAACAATAACCTGGGCTAATGCTGAGAACTCTGGGCTTGGCGACATCGATCGACCAGGCGACTACGAATTAACGGCTAGGTCTGCAAACACTACAGACATTTACAGCCTTGTATCTGACTTGGCTACTTCTGGACTTGGTTACCTTTTTGAGGATTCGCAGGGCAGAATCGGTTATGCCGATAGCACTCACAGAAGCCAATACTTAACAGCTAACGGTTATGTAGATTTAACTGGTTCTCACGCTTTGGCTCGCGGTATTAGAACCTCAAAGCGCTCAGGCGATGTCCGCAATAATGTGACGATTACTTACAAGGCAAACGCTCAGGAGTCGGCATTAGATGCTGATTCGATTGCCGTGTACGGACAACAATCTTACGAGATTACAACCTCACTAGAGAATGGCTCAGATGCTTTAGATCAGGCTGAGTTTTACTTAGCATTACGCGCTTTCCCGGAGGCTCAGTTCAAGTCAATTACTTTTCCATTAGCAAGCCCAGAGATCGACGATAGCGATCGAGATGCTTTACTAGAAGTATTTATGGGCTTACCGGTAAACATTACTGATCTACCTTCAAACATTACTAATGGTCAATTCCAAGGTTTTGTCGAGGGCTGGACTTTCAGCGCTGGATACAACTCGCTCTACTTAACTTTGACTGTCTCCCCAACTGCCTACAGCCTCCAGTCCACTCGTTGGAACGGGGTCTCAGCAGCCGAGACATGGAACACATTAAGCCCAACCCTAGAATGGATTGACGCTACAATAGTAGCCTGATAAAGGAGAAACATGGCAACGACTACCAACTATAACTGGAGCACTCCAGACGACACCAGCCTGGTCAAAGATGGCGCAGCTGCTATTCGTACGCTCGGCTCCTCTATCGATACAACCACAAAGGCACTTAACCCATCTACGACGCTCGGTGACATTGAGTATCGCTCATCAACTGCAAACACCAATACTCGTTTAGGTATCGGCACAAGTGGTCAGGTTTTAGCGGTAAGCGGTGGAGTACCTGCTTGGACAACACCTGCTACATCTACAAGTGGCTTAACAAAGATTACTGGTGGCACTTATTCAGGAGTATCATCTTTTAACCTTGAAGGAATCTTTACCTCTACCTACAAGAAGTATGTTCTTTACTTAACCGCACAACCTAGCATCAATGGTTCTTCTATCCAAAGTCAATTTTTGTACAGTACAAATACAGTTCAAAATACTGACTATTATGGTTCTGGTAGCCGATTGTTACGAGATAACACAAGTAGCAATTATGGTTTTGTTACTACTGCACAAGCAACAATTGCTGATTCAACAGGAGATTCTTCCACTCCGTCTTGGCAACTAACTTTCATGAATGTCGGTAATTCATCTCAGAAACCAAATTACTTTGGTCATGGTTTTAATACCGCAAGTCAATCATACGATCGCTTTACTTGTTATAACGATGTCGCTCGCACTTATACAGGTTTTAAAGTTGCAGTATCGGCAGGAACAATTACCGGAGATTATGTAGTGTTTGGAGTGCAAAACTAATGGCTAATCAAATGATCCAGATTCATAATGCAACAACAGATGAAATTACTGTTCGTGAAATGACAGATGAAGAACAGGCAAATTTTGATGCTGCTAATGCTCAAAGCATTGCTCAAGCAGAGGAAAACAAAGCTGCTGCTAAAGCTGCGAAAGAAGCAGCTGAGGCTAAATTGGCGGCACTTGGCTTAACTGCTGATGATCTAAAGGCACTTGGGCTTTAATGAAACCACGTTTATCGAAGTCAGTTGTCCAATTAAGAGAACAGGCAGACGATGCTTATCCAGATCGAAAGCGTGACTCTGACGGGACAATCGGGGACGCCAAGCACTCAACCCGAAAGAGCGATCATAACCCTGACACTAATTCAGGGTATGTCCGCGCTATCGATCTCGATGCTGATTTCGACAAACAAGCCTCCACAGCTGCTTACGTTGCCGACCAGATTCGAATTGCAGCCAAATCAGATAAACGAATTGCTTA